CAGACTTCCAGCACTCGCCAAAGTTACCCGTTGAATCAGCATCGATAGCATCATCAGAACGGTCGCAACCGTTATACAAAGTCCAAGTAGTTCTGAAGTCACCTTGTGCCGTACCATAGCAGGTGCGTAGTTGTGAGTAGTTGAACTCACTCCACTCTGTTTCATTCACAAAGAATGAACCGCGAAGCAAGTTACCGTCCCATTCTAGCGCAGGAAAGATGTTAGTGATGTGTGTGTCGGGTGTTTTAAATTCGCCCGTGAAGTAGTCATTTTGGAACGCTAGAACGGTGTCCTCATTCACTTTCATAATGTCAGCAATCTCACCAACATCATAGGTCAAAACAGTTTTCTTACCGTTCACAATCCAATCAAAAGACCATTGATTCTTATTCTCGAAATCGTCAAACATAACATCAGTTCCGTCTATCACGATCGTGATTAACTTCTCACTTTCGGTGTGAGTTGTCCCATCGGGCAACTGCCAAGATAGTTCTGACCGGTACAACTGCCAATGTCCATTCTCATTCTTACCGGTAACAACATAACCAAAGTCATTGATGTACATTGACACAAGGTTGAGCAGGTAAGAAGGCGAACCAACGAATGTTGATGTCGGCAAGAAACCATCCTTCCAAACATATTTCGTCTGTGTCAGATATCGACCTGCCCATTTTGGGTTAGGAACTTTCAATGTCTCCTTAACCAACTGACGATTTAATCTCAGTTCGTTGACATTTCGCCCATCAAGAACGAAATACTTTAGTTCATCCCACATTTGAGTAGGAATGCCAGTAATACTTTTGTCTAAAATCATTTTGTTTATTTGTTTAATTATCGTATAGCATACCTGCCATAGTTCGGATACAGTTCAAAATACATACGCATCATCATCATATCTGCGAAGTCGGGAGAGAAGCCGTGTTTCTTTTTGATTTCTTCCTTACTGGTCACCGCCTTCTTTCTCTCACGATCAATATGTGCAATTCTCACAACTTCCAAATGCTTTATAATCTCAGTCTTGTATTTGTCAGCGGCTATCGTCAACTTGTTTGCGTTGATGTACTCGCCCATTTTAAAGTAGCATTCTGCCTTCAAGTTCATATAGGTCTCGCTATCTATCGCACGACCACCGTTGTTGAATGATTGACACTTTAATATCCCAACCACACCAATTCCCAATCCGTCAGCATCAACCACAATATTCGACAACTTCACGTTTCTTTCTTTGGCTAAAGTACGAATGAACTCCGCTACTTCATTTGGATACTTATGCTCCATCATAAACACATCAACGAGCGACATACCACTCCACAATCCAATGATTGTTTTATCATTTCCAAGTGCTGCGATGTCAGCAGTGATGTAAGCGGTAGTACCTATCAATTCGTTTCTAAAGCAGCGCAGCAAGTCATCATAGTAGTATAGACGGTCATTACTTTCATCATAGTCCCAATCGCCATCTAAAAGGCGTTTACGGTCTATCTCTGGAAGGCGTGAAAGCTTTTCAAGATATGCAGGTTCGAGATTCGGATTGTCTGTCGGTAGTGCCTTGATGAATGCCCTATCTTCTCGCAGCGTTCCGTTTCGTGCAGCATCAAAGTAGTCAGCGTATAACCATCCTTTCGTTGGGTTGCAGGATAACAATCCTTTTGGCACACCATTAATCAAGTTGTAACGCACACGGCTATCTAGAATGTCGATTGCACGTTGAGAAACTTCTGCTACTTCATCCACAAAATAGTCTGTAATCTCAATCGAACCAAGTCTACTGAACTCAGGGTCTGAAGGCATAAAGCCTAAGTCCATCAAGATAATTTGCGAACCATTGTAGAACTTGATGACGTGGTCTTGTCCGTTGTAGGTGTAGTGAGTACCAGGGCGAAGTCCCATCTGATTCGCAATCGTCCAAAAGGTTGCCATCGTTGACTGCCTAAGTCGCTTTAATTCTGCACGACCAATCAATCCGCGAGTGTTTGCATATTTTAATCGTCTATTGATTTGCCAAGAACACCCAAGAAATGTTTTGCCACCACCTGCACTACCACCATATAACACCGTTTCTGTTGTCAAATCTTTTGGAGATAACAAAGTCAATGCTTCATCTTGGCGAGTAGTGTATTGGGGCGTGTACATAGTGGTAAAATTAGTGATTAATTTTATACTGGTTATTCATTTGGCAAGTTGTAGTAATCATTCCAAATATGCTTGTCAACTTCGAATGAATGGTCACGGGCTGCTTTGTCAAGAAAGGCTATTTGTCTGAATATACAAAAAGTCCAATCCTCGACCAATTTACTTCTACAACTTGTAACGCAATACTTACATTGTTTTATAGAAGTCCAATCCAAAACCCTCCCTCCATTGCATCGTCTTGCCACTTCTGAAAGGTAGGCTAGGGCGTTGAGGTGTTTGTTTAATCTGGACAAAGAAACATCTTGATTCATAGTGCCAGTGCTATAATTGGTCTCTATCCTTGTATCTGAATCATAACGCCACATAAGCTCACGGCACGTTTCCCAAATTGGTTTGCTTGGGGTGTCTGGAGTAGATGCTTTACCAATTTCTTTTTTCACATAAGTCTCGCCATTGAGAACTATCTCAGTTGACACGTTCTTGATTTCTTTGCCGTCATTGTCATAGACGGTAATTACTGTTGCTTTGTTCATTTTTTATTTGTGTTCACTTTCCGTGAACGGTGTTATTTGTTTTTTGTTAAATAATTCAGGTACATAATCACTTTCATTTCTCGCGCAATACTGTTCGTGTACTGCTCCTTTAATCTTGGGTTGGCTAAGATTCTTTGAAGCTTAGTCTTGCCTATCTCTTGCTGATCGTGAACGAGTCGTTTCGCCCTCTGCTTAAAACTCAACCACTCATCATCCGTCCAATAGTCATCAGTAACTAGACCACTTTTGTACAAGTTCTCTAGCATCACAAAGCCCATCAACTCCGCCGCCATAAAGTTACCATTCCTCGCGTTCTCGATGTCTTTATTTAACGAATCATTAAACCAATTAAGCGACTCGTTAGCTGACTCTAACTGTCGTGCAGGTTCAATGTAGTTCACGTTTACTTCATTCCATTTTTTCATAGCATCCATCCGTAACTGGTAGTATTCACTCAACACACTACCGACATAGGTCGCATCAAATGATTTGAATGATGTCAACTTGTTCGCCAACTTACTCGCTGCATTGAACTCAAAGGCTAACTTGAAATCAACCGTTGTACACCAACTGAAATTGTCAGAGACAAAAGAGTGCAGTTGTTGTATTGGTTCGATTCTATCAGGCTGCGGTATGCCGTGAAAGACAAGCTGAGCGTAGTATTCAACTGCGAAGTCCTTACCACTAATCAATGCAATTAGTGGTGCTTCTTTGGCAGCAATTATCTTTCTGAAGTCAACGTTTGCTACCTTACTTAAATTGGTCAAGGAGTGATTGAAGCCCCTCGCTACTTGTACCTTTTCCAAATGATCCATTGTTAATTGTTTTAGTGGTTACAAATTTACTCATATCCCAAGCTGCTACGGCTGCTCGTCTCCAGTCCTTCAATTTCTTATTGCCGTACTTCCAATCTTTCAACTCGTAGTGAGCGATGAACTTGGATGCGAATGTAATGCCGTCCGATTGACTGCCGCCCGTCTTTGACTGAAAGAATGAAACCACATCTTCCATAGATGGGGCAACGAACTCACCAACTATGTGCTTGTGATACTCAGTCATTAGTTTGATGCATTCATCAGGTGAGATGCAGTCCTGATAAGTCGCTTTCGCGTTTTTATAAAAGAAGTCTTTTGCCGTCATTGTGTTGTGTTTTTATTGTTGTTGATGTTTTATTCCTTCATCGTTTTGGAAATTCGCCAATCTTTATAATGTAGTCTTCACTTAGTCCATATTTTTCGCAGACCTCTGTAATGAGTTCAGCAGACGGGTGAAGCTTTCCGATTTCCTTTCGGTCAAGAATCTCTTTGATGCAGCATTGTACTGCCAGTGTGTGTTGTTTCATATTAGTGATGCTTCATCGCATCAAGTGTTTTTATTTTTGTGGTAACGTTTGCTAAGGTATTGAATCCTCTCAACTGGAGATACTCATTCAAACTAATTAACATTTGATTAAGTTTCTTATCATATCCAATCGTGCTTGAGCATCTCTTATTGGCGTGGATAACCGATGCGTGGTGACGGTTAAATATCGCAGCTAATCTTGTTAGCGTCATTCGCTGACTGAACTCCATTTGGATGCAGTAAAGCGCAATGTGGCGGATGTAAACAATGTCCTGCAATCTGCTTTTACTCTGTATCTCTTTCATTCCAATCGAGTGGTAGCATTGTGACCATTCGCAGATGGCGGATATGAACTTGGATAGTTCGATATCGTCTACGGTAGAATGGTCGCGTGACTTGTTCTGAGCAATGATTAACTCGATAAACTCCTGCTTATTCGCATCCTTCACCATTGGAAGGAGTGTGTTTATGTCTATACTCATTTTCGATTAATTGTATTAGTTCGTTTATGTTAGTGCCAGTGTGCGCAGCGACTTTCATTATCTGAAGTGCTGACATCTGTTGGGGTTGGTTCGCGTAGTGCGTGGCGGTGTTTCGGCAGACCTTAAGAAACGTGCCGAAGTTCGACACGCTCTTAAAATTCTGCTTCACAAACACCCTAAAATGGCAAGTTGTCAAAATCTTCTGTGTCATTAGGTCTTGGTTCTTCTTGTGGTTTAATCGGTTGAACTGTTCTTGACTTCGCGGCAAGTTCTGCCTGAATCTTTCCATACTCTGGAGTAGCAGCCATTTGGTCTTGTAAGAACTTTGGTAGTTCATTAAACAATTCAAAGTTGAAGTCATCGTAACTCAATATCTTACTTGAATTGAATTGATCGGGGCAAGTCATTCCTTTCATCACGGGAGCAATCGCTGCAATGTTTGAATAGGTCTTGCCTTCCTTTACCGTGTGAGTGACTGTAATCATTCCTGCTGCGCCCAAAAGGTTCGACACATCAAAACGTTTCGCTTCATCTTCTGTGAAAGTCTTTCCTCTCCAGTTCTCTAGAAACTTGCGAAGTCCTGCCTTCTCGTGCATTGATAAAGTGAATGTCTTGCTGATTGACATCGGCTGCTCTCCGTTCTCAGGCTTGAATATTCTGAGTTCGTTTGGTAGTTCAAAGGTCAAGCGAACTTTCTTGCTCACTTTACTTTGACCTTCCCACGTTTCTGCGACTGAACCGATTTCAATCATTGAGTAGCATCTCGCCACTTGAAGTCCTGCAGGGATCAATTCTCTTTCGAAATTTCCACCGCCATTGTTTTCTGCTAAAATTGCCATTTTGATTTATTTATTTAATTGTTACTGATATAGTTGATTTTCCTTCTAGTTTCTTTGCAGGTTCTATTTGCAAACCATCTTCGTCGTAGAGTTCTGAGTTGACTGCTAATTGCGCTAACTCCTGCATTGTCTTGAGCTTTGCTGACAAGTGATTCACTTGAATACAGTTTGAATAATCCCAACGCGATGCAGCATTCTTAAGTTCTACTTTCGCACCGAACTTGTCAAAGGTACGCTCACCGTATCTGGAAGCTTCATCTAGTGCGTACGGCTGCACGTTAGTGATGATTGATGCAAGTGCCTTCTCTAGCTTTTTAAGATTGATATAGGCTTCAAGTGCGTTAGCATTGCCGTCTATCACTTGTTGTTGTAGTTCGAATAGTGTGTCAATCATTGTATTGTGTTTATAGGTTAATTAATTCGTTTGCTTGTTCTGACCAGAATGGTGCAAAAGTTATCTCGTCCATATCAATTTCACCGTTGATAATTGATCCTGAGAAAGTGATTGCCCATCCATTATGTTCTATTACACGGTCTCTCAATTGTGGTATTTCGTCTGCTTCAGCATCCGCGAAGATATCTCGAATGCGACTTGCAATCTCTTGCATTTCTGCCTTGTTGATGTATGGTGTGAAGTCTATCATATTTCTTTAAGTGTTTGAATTATTGATTTCTTTAATCTTTCGTATGGTGTTGATTTGGTAGTGGAAGCAATGTACTTGCTCTGCTCATTGTAGTTCAGCCT